ATCATTAGTACCATCATCAGCCATGAAGATAGTTTCTTCTGTAAATGTTCTACATCTTTTTACCCATGCAGCCCAAGTCCACAGTTTTCTGTTTCCAGAACTCTCAAGTAATCTTTCCAAATAACCAGTACCATCAAATCTAAGACTATTTGCAATTTTAAGTGCATAAACCTCACGAAGAACAATCAAATTAAACGCACGATTATTTGTTTGATTTTCATCATCTGTTGCAGTAACAGTAAAGTTAAAGGTTGTATTGCCTGAGCCTGATATGTTTGGTGTACCAGTAATTGCACCGGCAGACGATATAGAAAGTCCTGTTGGAAGTGCGCCACTAGTTATTGATTGGGTTACATTACCACCATCTGGTTCTGCGACAACAATAGTAATTGTTGATATTGGAGCATTATTTTCAACCTCTCCTATATTGCCGGCAGCTGTTGAGTATGTTGGCGTTCCATTGTACGAAATGCCATTAGTTAATGTAGCAGAAAGTCCATTTGTGTTTACTAATTCAACATCATAATCACCGGCAGTCTTTACTGGTGTTGTAAACGTAAGAGATGATGCTGATACTAATGTAACAGAACTTGCAGAAGTTCCACCAACCTTTACTCCTATGCCGGTTTGAAAATTAGAACCTGTAACAGTAACGGTTTCACCACCAGCAGGATCAGCGGCAGTTAAAGAACCACTATAAGCAAGAGATGTAATAATTGGTGGACTATCAATCGCCGCCCAATTATTTATATTTGTATTATACTGTTCCAATACACCTATAGTAGTATTAAATCTCATATATCCACCAACAGGATTGCTTGGACGTTCAGCTGTTGTACCATGAGGAACACGAACAAACTGTCCATCGAAATCTAAGTCGTGTGCAAGCTTAGGACTAGTAATACTATCATCACCAATCGCCGTTTGTCTAATTCTAGTTAATGGCATTATTGTTTTCCTTTTAACATCTTCTGTAGTTCTGCTGTGCTTCCTACAAACAATGCATTAGTTACATTTTGTGTTGCAGAGTTAGGAACTTCTTTGAGTTTCTTCATCTTACCCTGTAAGTCTCCAAGTTTCTCTGTGACTTCTGCAACCTGTTTAATCAAGTTCCCAGCAACCTCATAGCTTCTAGGATGTTCCGATTCTCTTGCAAGGTCTAGAATACCATCAATCGCATCCTGTCCTCTCTCAATCAAATTATAAAAGTTTTCTCTCTGATATTTATAATCATTATCTATATCTGCTTCAGTACCAGTTGTTGCCGGAACAAGAACTGGTTTGGGGGGTGTTACGTCTTTTGTTGTGTTCTCCACTACATCTGTAATACCAAGTACATTATCTAGAATATCAGTTTGGTTTGACATATCATACCTACGGTTTATCAGGCCAAATAACAGTGTCTAAAGTTGAAAATGTGTCTGGAATATCACGAAGTGCCTGACGATATTCTGTTTGTGCATCTGTCATTGTTAAGTCAGAACTTGCCCACCAATCAGTTTCAGCAATCAATCTGTCTCTTTCTGCACGAAGTTCCTTCATTGGTTCTGCGACAGTTAGTTCATTCATCTTTGCTTCTACTGCATCCCATGTCAAACCTTCTGGCCAGTCGGCAGAGTTGTCTGAATAAACTTGCGTATTATTTTCTATTGCAATACATATCTTAAATGAACTTGCAAACTCATCTGCGTTTGTCGGGTCGCCTGTTAGTTTCCAACCCTCATATCCTAATTCTTGTAGTGCGTGTGATACATCTGCCATTTTATTTTATTCCTTATTATGATACCAAATAACCAAAAAAACGTGCGCCATCTCGAAGGCCGACAGCTGTATCAGTATTTACTCTAACGTAAGGTGTAACAGTCTGATTTTCTGTAAGTTGAATTAATGCCGACACATTCATAGTTGCATACGACCCACCTTGAACATCTTCAAGATGCCTGTATGAGAGGTCAGAGGCAGAGCCGACATTCAAATCATCAATGTATAACATCAGATCAACATAACCTGAGGTATCAATGGCATCAAGCATAATATTGCAGCCAAAATGGTAAATTCCGTTGATTGGAGCAGCAAACACAGCAGAATTGTTTATAGTTACATTGTTACCAATATCAAAGTCTTTCGTATCAAAAGGTGCTTTTGTTGGTGTGGTATAATCTCGGTTGCTGAGATTTGCATTTTGAAAAACAGCAAACGCTGGTTTTGTTGGTTGAAGAATACGACCAGCACTATCAATGGTTAGTGCAGTTGCATTACCACCAGCGTCTTTGATTGTACCAATCTGAGCAATATTTGTAATTAATGTACTCATTGTGCAATCTCCATAGCAGTAATTGTTGAGACATATCTTCCACGATAAACCTGATCACTGTCATCTGGTGCTTTATTAACATGAATAGTTCTACTACTAGAATCACTTGCACGAACTTGTGGTTGATAAGTAATAACACTAGTTGTTGCTGGCGAATCTAACATTTGTCCAGATAAACAGAGAGCAGATTCACTTATATCAAACGCACCAGTTTGTCTACCCAAACCCATAAATGCACTAACTCTGCTACTACTAGTGTCATCACCAATAATACCAGCAGAATTACCGCCAGTCATTCTGACATACATTGTGGCAGCATTTATACTGACCATCAAATTTAATGTAATAAGAATTTTACTTGTTGCAAATTTTGGTGTAATATTTACAGACAAACCAGTGATATTTGTAAAAGATGCAGATTGTGTAGTAAAACTAGCTGCAGTAAGTATTCCATGTTTAACTTGTAATATATAGTCAGCGGGTAACTTAACATTCGCCGCTGTAGTTGCCCCTACGATATTATCTACTGTTAATGTTGATGCCATTCTCTATCCCCTATATGATTGTCAAGTTACCACTAACAGTGAGTGTTACTGAAGATGCGACTGTCAACGGGCCTGCGGCAAGAGCATTATCTGTTGATGCGATTGTTACGTTTGTATCTAGTTGTTGTTCATGTACTCTGAAAATGTCTGCGGTAGAACCTGTTCTTGCACCAGAGTTATTATCCCCCTGATATGCACCACCACCGCCAGGAGTAAACGCAAGTTTTGCTTGTGTAATTACACCGTCTTGAATTTCAGAAGCAGTCACAGAGTTTGCCGCCAAATCTTCTGCGGCGATAACATCAACTCCGATACTTCTTGATATAATTTTTCTAATTGCCATTTTTTTATCCCACTAAATATCCTTGAAACTGTGCTGCTCGAATAGGGTCGCCCGACCCGCCCCAAGCATAGCTAGCAGTGCCAGGCACATCAACCTTAATAACATCACCTGCTATCAACACTAATAGTTGCGTATTATCAAATCTATTGTAGTCATTGCTACCTGCATAACCATACATTTTATGACCTGTTTCACTACCATTTTTGTTCAGTGCAATATAAAAACCACCAGATGCATTGTTCTGAGCAGAGTTACTAGTGAAACCCATGACACTGAAAGAGTACACTCCTGCTACTGGTGCAACAAACCCACCATCATTCACACCAGATGTAGCAAAGTCACTTCCAATATCAAAAATAACGGTAGTATCAGAACCACCGAAGAGATTGCTACCTCTATACGCAGAACTCCTTGCATTTCTTACAGCAAATGCTGGTTTTGTTGGTTGAAGAACACGACCACCGCTATCCATAGTCAGCGCACTAGTGCCACCAGTATGTTGTATCTCATTTACTTTTATAATGCTTGCCATATCTTTTTCCTAATTCTTTGTACTATTTATACGTCTGTATCAGTAGATGGGTCATAAGTTTTCGCATCTTCAAAGAAACTTGTTGTCTCATTAAATCCGAAGTTATCATCATCTGGGTCAAACTCTTGTGCAGTTGCGTTTGATGGATTCGGTGCAACTGTATATCTCTGTTCCCTTGAAGGTGCATTGACAGGCATATTTGCATACTGGTCAACCTGTACAGAACGAATAACATTTGTAGACGTTACTGGGCCGTACAAGTAATACTTTGCAGTAAAACTTAGAGTGTAAATAACACTACGTCTACTTGCAAAATCGCCTTCATAATCATCTTCATAGGAAATACTATTCAGTACAATCGGAACATCACGAATGATTTCTAACTCTGGTACTTCTCTCAAAGTTACTGTGTACTCTGGTTGGAAGTATGGCAGAATTTGTTCTACGATTTGTAGTGCATCATCAGAACTCTTAGATAAGATATACAAATCAAAGTTTACATTATAAGGAACAGGCATGAAACCAGATTTCAACTGGTCGTTGTCTGCGCCATCCAATACCTTCTTTGCTTTAATAACTTTGTTTTGTTTCCTAGATGAATCATAAGTCAATCCAGAAATCTCAAAACCAATACGAGGTAGAGTGACTGCAACCTTCTTTGCAAGGTTGGGGTCTTCTGTTAGTCGTGCCAACCATTTGTTTTTTGGCCCGTATGCAAGTGGAACTTTCATTGTCTGAATGACGTTTCCACTGTTGTCTTTTTTAGTCAACTGAATATTGTTAAATAGTGTACCGAAGGCAACTACAATATTTCTTGTTGATTGATTATAAAAATATTGTCCAATCATAATTATTTCATCCCAGCATCACCGAATGGATTTGTTTCGGAGAAGTCTAATATTGTATCATCTGCAATTTCAAAGTCTTCATTTTGTGAGTTCTCATCAATATTTGCAATGTTATAAGTTTCTAATACTATATAGGACGCTATTGCGCCGTCTACAGAATTCTCTAATGCAATAGCACCAGTTCCAGTTGCAGTCTCCAAAGATAGTTGATGTGACAACATATCCAAAGAGTTATTGTCCTCAATCGCATCAAGTTCTGCAATACCTGTGTCGATAACTTCTGAGGCATACTCAAATGTCTTACACTTGAGTTTGTATGTTGGTAGATTCTGAACCTGATAGAAAGGGTCATCATGGTCTACAAATGTAATTTCAAATAACTTATTGCCCTTAGGCCAATAAATCAAATCACCCTCATTCGGGCGAGAGGAAACTAAAAGATTATTATCTACTGAAATAAACTGTTCCCATCTTCTTCTTGCAACTGTGAATGTTGCATCGTCTTGTATGTCCAAACCAAACTTAGACATGAGTTCTTTCTCACCCTCATATCCGTCTACATTATCAACGTACATTTCAATCATGTAAGCATCATCAAATGAAGAACTCTTATCTTCACCAAAGATATTAT